CGAGCCAGCGCCATCAAGGACAACGAAGTGATTGAATATCTCCAAGGCTATATCGAGCAAGTTGCAAAACAATGCAAACCTTAATTATCTGGAGAAACTTCCTGGATAACAACCTCATCCTCATTGACCGACTGGGTTGGTTGTTGGGCTGATTTAAGGCTCTCCCAATGATTGATGCTAAATGGCACAACTTTTTGGATAGCAACAAAATGGCCTTTGTCATGGTTGGCAATATATCCATCGATCACAGGCGTTAGCATGCAACCAAGTGGCACTTCAAGATTAGATTTAACCCAGATTGAGAACTTCAGATTTCCTGGTGCAGTCACTTTTAAAATTTGCAGGTTTTCTGCCGTTGAAAAGATTCTGTCTACAACTTTCCATTCCATAGGTTTTCACTCTGTTGAAAGGATACCCTAACAATAGAGCACAAAATGCTAACAGTCCTTAGAAAATTTCAGTAGTTGAGCTATGAGTTCTTAATATTGCAGCCAACCAGCACAACTATCAAGTGATCCAATACCTTCAGGGCTATGCCGCTGAAGTGAAGTGAACCCCGAAAGTTGGACAAGCATCCGATAGCAGATAATCTAAGCAATCATATGGGACAATTTAAGCTGAGGGTTGCTAGGCATGTCAGAGTTCATAAGGGACTATAAAGGTGCGTTTAGGAGCAGCAGATATACCGGGCTCCGGCTAAGGAAATGGATACTCTTCACGCTGAAAAGCGTGTTGCTGTTTTTGGTGCTTTGCCTCGTTTTCAGTGCTCTACAGTACGCCGTTATTTTTTGGACTCCTTTGTTTGAGTATGTCACGGTGCCAGGCGTTCTCATTTCTAGTGTCAGCGGGATTGTCATATCACTGATAGTGAGCTTCGGTCCAAGTGTGCTGTACAGCATAAGAAACTGTATCAGGTAAATATCACAAGCCGCCTTCGGGCGGTTTTTTTGTTGCCATCACCATGGGCAGACCCATCGTAATGGCGCGTCAATATGACAGTGTTTATGTTAATACTCGGAGGTTATTCCCTCATGGGTTTCAGGAATCCATGATTGAAACCATTTAGCTTGCAATTGAGTATAGAAAAAGAGTCTGCGGCGAAATTGATATCTTCAAGCTCCCAAACACCGGCCTGGTGAGAAATCCGAGAGTTATGTGGATTGCCAGGCTGAGCGCATGGGTGTGCATGTAGAAGCCGGTTCCGGAGTTGAACTAACTCCCTGAATTCATATGCCGCAGCTACCAGCGCAATTTTATCCTCTGAACTTGGGAGCTCATTTTCGGAGAGGTTAATAAATGCAGTGGCTATGCCCCCGGCAGTCTTGCTTGTCAGAGAGTGGATAATTCCTTTCTTCAGACTTTCGCAACAATAAACAGCATTCCATTCTAAGACCATAAAACAAAATGCAGCTCTTCCTATAGCAGAAACGTAACTCTCATCAACAGGGGTGGAAAAGCGTGGTTCGTTCATAGGTTTCCTTATTTTGTTCAACGTAACCAATTGGTAAATGGATTTATCTGTTTAATTTAATCTAAAAGGTGAGAAATGAGCAAACCAGATTGGGAGGCCATCGAATCGGCGTACCGAGCTGGCTTGATGTCTGTCCGTGAAATTGCTTCACCGCTTGACGATAATTCAGATCCCGCGAAATGGGTAATGCTGCACAAGTCGAACTCAGTCCAGCTGGTGGACGGGCTGTTCTCGATCTCCGAGCCAGCGCCATCAAAGACGACCAAGTGATCCAATACCTTCAGGGCTATGCCGCTGAAGCTCAGAAGCGTTGAAAAATTTATTGAAACGAAATCAAGTGAATTCAATTACTTGAAAAAGTTGACAAAGTTGTCAACAAAATCATATGTTTACAGGATATAGTTGCCATGTTCTGATGTGATCTCATTCAATGGAGGTTGCTATGGAATATGCTTATAAAGGGTATGAAGTATCGTTAGATATTAAAATTAAAGAACCATATTTTGATGTTCATGTTGAAGCAAAAAAATGTACAGATGGTGAATTTAAGGAATTATTGGTTGAAGAAGAAACTTTTTCTCTAACTGTCGGGTTGGTTAATGCAGGATTAGGCCTGCAGAAAAGAATCGAAAATAAAATCGATTCATTGGCAGGTTTAAGTAATTAAGTAAAATATACGAAACTTTCATAGCCACCGCCTACGGGCGGTTTTTTTATTGGAATGAATATGGCCGATATCAAGGATCTTTCTGCCCAACTCCAATCCCTAAAAAAGCAAGTCCCGTTTGCCACGGCGCAGGCGTTAACAAGCGTCGCCAGGCAGATAGCCGCCGCAGAGAAAACAGCCTTTCAACGCAAACTTGAGACTCCCACACCGTTCACGGTTAATTCTGTAGGCTCTGTTGGAGCGCGCCGGGACAGCCTGACAGCGAAAGTTTTTGTTCGTGACATTGCAGCCGGATATCTGGAACCGTTCGAGTTTGGCGGTGTGCACAAACTCAACGGCCAGGCTCTGCTTAATCCGAAAGATATCAAGCTCAACAAGTACGGCAACCTGACTCGCAATAAGCTATCTCAACTCAAAGCAAAGCCTGATGTGTTCATTGGCGACATTGATGGCATTAATGGCGTGTGGCAGCGAGTAAAGGAAAAGAAGGGCAAGAAAGGGAAGAAACGCCAGAAACGGTCAGCAAATGGAACGCGTCGCGCTCGCGAGACGAACCCAATGCCGAAGTTGCTGATCCGGTTCGGTGATGCTCTTCCTGTCAAACCGACTCTGGGTTACATGGATCGTGCTGAGAAGATGGCCACGTCACTCATGCCGGATGCCATCAGCAAGGCGATAGGCGAAGCATTGAGGACCGCTAAGTGATGACGTATTTATCTGGTAGATGATATGTTGCTCAGTAGAAATAATTACTGAAACATATTTGTATCAGGAGGATAAATGAGAATTGTACCGTTGTTGCTTTCGGTTTTTGTACTGTCAGGTTGCGCCGCTAATCTTAAATTTATTGATCGCTCAAATGGCAGTGAATACAGTGGCACCACGGGAAGCACATTTGGTGGAAAAGGCAGTATAAACGCACTTATCGAAGGATCCCGCTATGATGGTTCATTCATTTATATGGATAACGGTGGCGGGTATTCATTGACATCTGGGATGGTCAGCACGACCACAGGATATGCATATGGACAGGCATTAACAAGCAGTGTTTCAGCGAGCGGAAAGGGCCTGGTAACTATGCGCTCGTCGCAAGGTGAATTTATTAGATGTGTCTTTAATTTCAACTCTCTATCTAATAAAGGGATCGGTGAATGTCTCAGGAATGATGGCAGAGTTTACGATTTGTGGATTGACCGATGATCCAAGAAGTACTCAACGTCCCCAAGAAAAAAATGGGTCCTTCCCCAGTCCTTTCTATTGCACGGGCATTGCGCGCCGCACAGTTTCACCAGCTATAAATTTTTCATTTTGTGTCCCATGTCCCACGTGCATATTTATGCACTAACTTTTGCCAGCCCTTACGCCACGTGGCTTTGTTGATATTTTTACGTGGGACATTTGCATGGGACATTGGGTGGGACACAAAAATAATGTCCCACTGTCCCATCGAGGTAAATGTCCCATGACAACGATGACGCAAATTGAATATGCGAAGCACGCCGGTGTCGATCGCAAGACGATAGGCCGGTGGGTTAAAGCTGGTAAGTATGTCGTGCTCGAGGGGAATCTCATTGATGTTGAAGCCAGTGACAAAGCCCTGGCAACTCTGCGTGATGGAAAGGATCCGCGCACTCAGAACGCGGCGAAAAAGAAAATTGCCAAGCCTGGCACTGAAGCAAAAGACGACTCAACTACTGCACAGGCGGTAAAAGAAATCATGCTGGCGACCGGTGCAGAGATGACGCGGGAAGAGGCCAGCAGGGTAAAAGAAAACTATCTGGCACTTTTAACAAAGCTCGAATTCGAGAAAGAGGATGGTCAACTGGTCGAGCTCTCTGTTGCTGAAGCTGTGTTATTCGCGGCGTTCCGCCAGCAGCGCGACGCCTGGATGAACTGGCCGTCAAGGGTGGCTCCCATGATGGCGGCTGACCTGGATGTCCCAGCCGACAGAATGACCGAGGTGTTAATCGAACATGTCCATAAACACATCTCCGGGCTCGGCGAACCTGAATTTAACACAGACGAAACGTGACAGACTTTTAAGCAGTATCAGGAAGGGCTGGACGCCACCGCCGCGTATCAGCGTGCCGGATTGGGCAGATCGTTATCGTAAGCTCGCGAAAGAAGCGGGCAGCACCTCCGGCAACTGGGAAACCGAAACCGTAGAAATAGCCCGCGGCCCGATGCTGGCCGCAACAGAGTCAGGCGTTCATATCATTACGGTGATGTGCTGCACTCAGCTGATGAAGACGGCATTGCTTGAAAACCTGTTCGGTTATTTTGCGCATCTCGATCCGTGCCCGATGTTGCTCCTGCAGCCAAAAGAAGACGCGGCGGAGCAATTTTCAAAAGAGCGCATTACACCGTTGGTGCGCGTAACCCCAGTGCTACGTGACCTGATCGGTGGCAATAAACAGAAGAATTCGAAGGAAACGCTGCTTTATAAATCCTTTACCGGCGGCTTTCTTGCGCTGGCTGGCGCGGGTAGTCCTGACAACCTTGCGCGCCGCCCGATCCGCGTGCTTCTGGCCGATGAGGTGGATAAATACCCCATCACCCGCGAAGGTGATCCGATAACGCTCGCCGAGGAGCGCACAGCCACCTTTGGTCTGAACTGGCTTTCTGTTCGCGCCTGCTCGCCGACGGTGGAAGACGAAAGCCGGATCGCGGCAAGCTATGAAGATTCCGATCAGCGCCGCGCGTCGGTGGCCTGCCCGCACTGCGGTCACCGTCAGTTCCCAGATTTTTTTAAGCACATTCACTGGCCGTCAGACGGCGACAAACACCATACCAAACAGGCCATGATCCACTGCGAAAGCTGCGGCACAGGATGGTCTGAGGGCGACAGACTGCGTTCGTTGAGAACAATTCAGTGGCATCAAACAAAGCCTTTCGAGTGCTGTGGCACTCGCCACGTTCCGCTCAATCTCTACGAGCAGGCATGGCACGCCGATGATAATACCGCCGTCAGTAAAGTCTGGCAGTGGTCTGCGTCAGAGCGGCACGCTGTTCACCGGGTTATTTGTCCGGACTGTGGAAAGCATGGAGTCGATAATATCCACGCCGGTTTTCAGGCATCGAAGTTATTTAGCCCTTGGCAAAAAGATAAGCCGGCGGATATCGCAGAAAAGTATCTGAAAGCCAAAGGCGACCCTGATAAAGAGCTGGCCTGGTGGAATACCCAGATGGGGCTGCCTCACAGGCCTAATTATGGCAAGCGCCTTCCTGTTGACGTGCTGCTTGCGCGGCGCGAAGTATTCAGCGCCGAGGTGCCAGATGGCGTGGCCGTTCTGACAGCGGGTATCGATACCCAGAATGACAGGCTCGAGGTCGAGGTGGTGGGGTGGGGCAAAGACGAGGAAAGCTGGTCTGTCGCTTTCGACGTGATCGAGGGTGACCTTGAAACGGCTGAACCCTGGCTGAGGCTGGA